GTCGAGATACTCATCTGCCGTCATAAAAACTGTTCTCAACGGGGTGATACCTGATCATGTGATCACCACCAAAGTGTCTTCAGATGACTCTTCAGTGTTGATATCAACGAGGTTCAAGGATGCCAAAAATCGGCCAATGATTAATAGAACATTTTATGGGTTAACTCTACTCAAAGAGTCACTGTACAAGTACTTTTGTTGCAAGCAGAGCTATGAGAAGAGCACTGTTGGGGTGCTGTGGACTATTGAAGAATTCAATTCCATATGGCTAATGAGAAACACCATCATCATGCCATTAATAAAGTTTGTAGTGTCATCAACTCAGGTCCACACCACTCCTAAAATCGAGTCCAGACTATACACCGCGTCGACACTGCGCAGTCAGGTCTTAGAAAACTGTGGAACTTGTTTCCTGGCAGCAATTATACAAATTTGTCAGGTGAGGCTACATTATTTAGCATTAGGATCAGTGAATAATAAGTTATGGGGCAGACTGGTGGCTTCATTAATGTCAAAGCCTCACCACTCTGCTGGCTTCGCCCCTTTAGAACCGGATCTTTGCGCTGGGGTGCTAGGTTTTAACTTTGCTCTGTACAAGTTTTATAAAGGTAATCAGGTGGGCAGATCCATTCAGGCTAACATGTTCAGAGACATGGGGATTAGTTATTCAAAAGAAGGGAACCCCACATCTAGAATCATATTGACATTCGGCCAGAACGAAAAGTACCAGAAGTTTCTCAAAAACATAGGTTTACTCAACAAGAGGGAAGAGATCAAAAGTATTGAAGAGCGCATTGCCAGGGATGTTGAGCTGCTATACAGAGATGGTCAGACGACGGAAGAGTCTCAGCTGAAACTGTTAATAAAGTGCTCAGACCCTGAACTATCCCAGTCCTTTTCGTTTATGAATAGTTCCAAGATCTTTGCTGCCTCTGCTTACATCTTGCAAGACAGATGCCTCCATTTGATAAACTCAGTGAAAGAGGATGGCACTGTCGAGTTCAAAAAGATTTCTCTCCTAAGCTGGTCTAGAAGTTTAGACGCATCAATAAAAGAAAGAGAGAGTGACCTGATCAAGTTGCACTTCCCAAGTTGGGAATTCTATGATAAAGTGCTTGATGATGTAAACCGTCTCAAAGATAAATTTCTGGTTCCAAGCTATAGAAGGAGAAGAGTGTTCATAACGGCGCCGATCCCAAAGCAGAGTACTTTAACCCCAATATCAATAATGTCCTGCTGCAAGAGGCTTTGGTTCTCTCATGACGTTAGAAGCTCAGAGGCCGCAGTGACAGCAACCTTTAATTATTACAAAGCTTACTATCCGTGGTTAGGTGGGACTTACAACGAGACACTTGAAGCAAGCCCGTTTGATAGTCATGTTGCTCTTTTTAGGTTCCTTATGTCACTGACGCCAATTAGTAAATCCATAAGAATGTCGAGCCCATCTCGATCCAAACCAAGCACAACGCAGACTGTGTACGACGTGATGCTCAAAAATCAGTGGCCAATGCACAAAATAGCAGTGGACACTTATAAAGAAGAGACGACTCTTAGCACTGCAATTGATCAGTTGCTGCACTCATTATGGTTGGCAAAGAACT